TGGGCTTCTTACGGAATACTGAGCCAACCAGCGCCCGCTTGGTTCTTGCCGTGAAGTTTACGAATTGAGCGCGGGCCATGTAGCTGGTGTATCGGTCTTCGTTTTCCTGTGACTTATCACCAGCGTTGGGCTTCGGTAGGTATCTCTGCTTTTTGCTTTTAACCTTCCGCTCACCGTTTACGCAATCGTTAACAAGCAGCCAATCGTCAACAACTGCCTGATATTCTGGATTTAGGTTAGTGACGCTCATCTAGGCCAGCCTTTGATAAATATATGAGTTCATGATACCGCACTTTAATGGGCAAACGTAATTTTGAAGGATTCGACAGCTTGCTCGACAGGCCATTCATAGTCTACGCAATAGCCAATCGCCGTTGTGATGTGCTGATAATCGTTCTTCTGGTCTTCCTGAAATGTGGAGCCTTTCTTTAGCTGAACAGTTGCCAGCCCTTCATGGCACCACTTCGCCGTGTTGGGGTTTACGAATAACGAATGCTCATCACTAGCCGTGCAAATCTTAGTGCGTACCGCGTTCTGTCTGTCCTTGATCGCCGGGTGAGCCTTCTTAACTCTGCGGCTATAAGTCCAGCCGTTATCTTTCAACACCCCTTCGATGTCTGTGTAGTCTGATGCGTGCCCGTGCTTTTCTCCGGCCCGTCCAGAGGGGTCTCCATATATCAAAACGTGTTTGTTCTTGTGGTCTTTGTAGCGCTCGACAAACTCAGTAGCGGATTGCTTGCTCACGGCAGAGGTCAAGACGATTTCGTCTAGGAGATAAAGCCCTTCTTTGCGCCTCACACCGATGGCCGACGATAGGGGCGTATAGTTCTGATCGTGCATCCACATTAACTGTTCATGCGGCTCTATGGCAGCGTCCGTGTAGTTGGCCTTGCTGTAGTCTTCATATATCCGGCCCATCGCCGTTTCAAAGCTGGCACAATATTCCTGATTGTATTGCTTCAGGCTCATTGTGCGTTTTGCTGCTTCGATCACGTCCGGCGGTAATATTTCCTCAGATTTCCAGTGGAAAAGCTCCCAATCTCTATCCCCTGATGTTTCAGCGTATTGGGCCATTCTGTAATAGTGGTTCAGGCCATCAGGCACGCCGATGAACCAACACCATGCCCGATAGTCAGGGCGGCGGGGGTCTACTGTGTTCAGCGCTGGCATTATGTTAGCTTCAAGCGCCGTTTCCTTGAGGTCTGCGATCTCATCAATGACCCCGCCCGTCCAGTTGATGCCCTCGATCCGCTGCGGCTTGTCCAGTCCTATAATATGGATCTCTGTGCCGTTCGGCATATAGATAACGGGCTGTGGGCTAACCCTTGGCGCTCGGCTGTGTGTGCTGGACAGTGTAAGTGCGCACATATCGTCAAACCATATCTTCTTGGCTTGGTCTTGCGTGGGGGCTGCGAGGAAGTATTTCTGATCGGCGTTCTTCATGGCCTGCTTTGCGACGAATCGCTTGGCCCGCTCTGTCTTGCCTGAGCGTCTACCGGCAGGGACTACTGGAAAGCGTACGCCATTGCTAACCGCCTCTGATAACCGAACCTGAACGTCGATGTCTATTAGCGCATACCAGCGCTCAAGTTGCCTATCTAGCAATAGGCTCATCCTGGGAGCTTGGCGGCGATTAGTGCGAGGGCGGCCGCAAGGTTTGTGGATTCGTCTGGCTTGGCCTTTTCATCGTAGCCGTGCTTCGTCATCATCATTTTTGTGATGGCCGGGTTGAATGTCCCAGCAAGCCCGCCATTGACCAGTCCCCGGTGCTGCATCTGCTCTACGCGCGTAAAGATGCGTAAAAAGTTGGGATTTTCTTCTGTTGCCCAGTTGTAAATTGTCTTTGTTGCAACGTCCAAATGAATGGCAAGGCCGACGAATGTAGGCACGACATCACCAAGATCAGCATAAGTCTCAAGGTACTCTTCTGCCTGAGCCTGCATCTCCGGGGTGTATTTAGTGGGCCTACCGTTTGGTCTTTTATTCATGCTTCCAGTATACCATTAAATGAGGAACTCTTTATATCTGCCCTTCCGAATGTTTTCTTCGGACCATATTGGGCGCAAGTTTGATAGGCAGTTCACGATCCTTGGAGTAATTTCCCCGTTGTGCGCAAGCTCAGCCACTGATGTTATATGGTCTATGTGCCAGCTTCCGTAGTTTTCCCAGCTCATGCCATCTAGGAATTGTCTCTCAAGGTGCGACACAAGATCCGACGACGTGTAGTCAAGATAATCTTTTGTTCTCTTGTACTTCTTTTGGCCTGCCACGCCTAGCGCTCGGTGAACCATTCGCCTTGAGGCAACCTGCATTCTGTAAATAGGGTCTTTTGAGGCTTTCTGTGCTGCCCATTTGTTTTTATAGGCCGTTCTCGCTTCGGAGTTATTGGCCTGATATTTCAATACTTGGGTTTTAACTTTATCCAAATTGTTCAAATAATAGGCCCGATTCCTCTCTTTCATTTGCGGTAATATTACAGCCCTATTTTCCGCGTGATACTGCTTTGAATAAAGCCTTGCGCGCGCCATTTGAGCTTCGGTTTTTAGTTTCTTTGGGCGTAGTTTTTTGGCGTCCTTGGAAGCATTCTTGCAATCATCACACTGGCACATTGCGCACGAAGTGAGCCTTTCTGAAACACCGCCTCGACTACATTCATTGCCAGTAAAATACAGTTTATTGCCCAATCTCTTGGCTTCGATTCTTGTAGTGGGGAGTTTTCCGCTCATGCTATACACCTTTGAACCAAGGGAACTGAAGGATGCGGCTGATAGGCGTTCATCTCTATCACGGTTTGCAAACCGCTGCCGCCCGTTCATTATAGCATAAAAAAACCCTCACTAGGAGGGCAAAGCCTGGTTTGCAATTGCGCGTATCCAGAAAGCGCATCCACTTATGTTGCCGGTGGCCGGCTGAAAAAATGTGGCGGCCGGTGCTGAAATCCGGCTTGCGGAAGGTCTTCTACTGTTGTTCTTGGTCTGCCTACCGGGTTAGCCATATCACTCCTTGCCGCGCTCTACCGGCCTAACATCAACGTTAAACACCGCCCGTGAATTAGGCTCCGTGCCGATAGTCACCACGGCTGTATACCTACGGTTAGGCAGAAACTCCACATCTGACTCGATGATGCCGGCGTAGTCTCCGGGCTCGTTACGTGTTAGTCCAGCAGGCCACGACTGGCCGGGCACCTCCTCCCCCTCGCCGTCGTATATTGTGAACGTGCCTGACTCATTAAGAGGTGTTATTGTGCCGTCCAATTCCGTAGTCTTGACATCGGTTACTCGCAGGATGCCCGTGTTGCCAATAAAAACGCTCATAGGGTTACCTCTTTATCGTGGCCGTAATGACTGGGGATTCCGCTACGCTTCCGCTAATTGCTGTCGACATTCCTATAATGCCATTTATTGCAGATTCAATCACAATAATGCCTGTAACTGCACCGGCAAACTTGGCCGGTTGGGTTGTAAACTCAACCCATTCAGAATAATCATACGTAGTAGTATCATCATAATATTGACGCCTGGACTCATAAAGGGTGCTTGGATTTATGAACCCAGGAGGGTCGTAAAAAGACTCATCAATGCCCGTAACCGTAACAGTGGTCGTGGTTAGCGTGGTTAGATCACGATACTGAAGGTTATATAACATTAATATCCTGCCACCCCGTGTCTCTGTGCGATTTGTTAGCGCCACCCAAGATTATAGCATTGTTCAGCGCACAAAAAATGCCCCTGAAAAAGCGGGCTAAGTTACAACGGAGAGAGCACACGTTAACCGGCATGCCAGTGGCGCGAATTGGCAAGCCAGTTTATCGTCATGGCAAAGGACGTTTTACGTTCGCCCATCCGGAGTATGCAAGCAAAGAGGCCGGGAGGACTTGCAGCACGTCTGCTGCCTTGTGCGTTATTATAACGCCACCCGAACAGTCAGCGCAACCGCCTCACCCAACACCAATACGCCAGGCTCAACCCTCCATGCCGTGTAATGGAGCGACGGGAAAGCAACCGGACAAACCACTGCCTTATCCCCGTCATCCCCATAACAAGACCTGTAGCCCCGCATTGCGCCAACATAAACAGCACCGCGCCAGTTGCCCCACTGCCGGTTCCAACCGTAGGCTGCTATTGCTGTGGTGCGGTCGTAGCTGTTACTGAACCGGCCAACCAGTACCCCGTTGTGCTCTACTGCTAGCAGCTTGTGATTGTTGTTGTAGTCGTTTTTATAGCCTGTGGCTACGTGGTAGCTAAACCCGCCAGCATGGATTGACGTTTCGGCTAGGGTGGGCTTTGCTGTGAGCGCCAGGATTAAGCTGGCGGCTAGGGCTAGTGTTTTCATGGTTTGGTGATCCTGAAGCCCATTTCAATAATTGCGTCAGCTATTACGCCCATGTCTGTCTCGCCCCTTAGCTGGTTTAGGGTTTTTACTAACTGAGTGCGGTCGATCTGGGCTTGGGTGGGGATATGGCGGCAGTAACG